CGCCCGGCACGATCCATCTGCCGGACTGGGCCGATGGCGAATGGCTGAAGCAGCTGACCGCCGAGCAGCTGGTGACGGTGCGCACGAAGCGCGGCTTCGCCCGGCTCGAATGGCAGAAGCTGCGCGAGCGCAACGAGGCGCTGGACTGCCGGGTCTACGCCCGCGCCGCCGCCTGGATCGCGGGCGCGGATCGCTGGCCGGAGGCGCGATGGCAGGAGTTGGAGCGGCAAATGGTTGTCGAGACGGAACCGCCGAAGAATGCCCTGCAGCCGGCATCCCGCAGGGCTGCGCCGGCGCGGCGGCGGTCGGTGCGATCGAGCTACATGGGGTGAGGGATGTTCAGTGCCACGGCCTCTTGCCGGTCCTGTGGCTCTTGAGCGGGCCGCGGCGCCGCGCCGCGAAATCCTCGAGGATCATGCGCACATGCCGCTCGTCGATGTCGACGGGATCGAAGGATCCGCCGCACCATTCGAGCATGCGGTCGTGCTCCTCGTGGTGCGGATCGCCGATCGCTTCGAGGAATTCCTCGAACCCGGTCGTTCCGCCCACGTCCTCGGGCGGCGCGCGCCGGGCGCCGCCGACGAAGGCCGGGTATTCGATCTCGGCCTCGCCCTCGCGCATGTCCTCGATGGTGATGCGGTGCCGCCAGTTGTCGCCGAAGTCATAGACGTAGAGGAACTGCCGGACCCCGCGATCGATCAGGGTCGCAAGCCGGATGCCCTTCGCCTTGAAGACCTTGCGCTCGTACATGACGTCATCGGGATGTGGTTCGCCATAGACCCGCTCGCCGATCACGAATTCGAACAGGTGATAGTCCTGCCAACGCATCGCGACCTGAATGATGTCGTGCAGAGCGAACAAGGTCGCGGACAGCGGCACGTCGACGGCCCGCCAGACCGGAGGCTCGGTGCCGTCCAGCTCGATGCGGATGCGGGCGACGGGCTCGATCATCGGCAGTCACATTCCTTCCGCGGCATGGCCGCCAACCTATCGGACAGACCGCCATGGCGACAATCACCGAACTTCGCGCGCGTCGCGAGGCGCTGGCCGCGCAGCGGTCCTCGGGTGTCGCCCGGGTCAGCTACGACGGCAAGACGGTGGATTACCGCAGCGTCGCCGAGATCGACCGGGCCATCGAGGTGCTGGACCGCGAGATCGCGGCGGCCGAGGGGCGGCGGATCGTGCGCCAGGTCCGGGTGACGGCGGCGAAGGGGCTCTGACGCGATGGGCCTTCTGGATCTGTTTCGCCGCCGGAACACGGGCGGTCCTGCCGCCATGCGCGCCCGGCTCGAGGGCGCGATGGCCAGGCGTCGGCTGCGGGGCTGGAACCCGCCGCTCGAGAACATCAACGCGCTGGTCGCCTCGGGTGGACCGCGGCTCCTGGCGCGGTCGCGGGAACTGGTGGTCACCAACGGCTACGCGGCCAATGCCTGCGAGGCCTTCGCCGCCAATCTCGTCGGCGACGGCATCAAGCCCTCGTCGCTGATCGAGGATGGGCCGATCCGCGACCGGGTGCAGCGGCTCTGGCTCGCCTGGACCGACGAGGCGGACGCGGACGGGTTGACCGACTTCTACGGCCTGCAGGCCATGGTGGCGCGGGAGATGTTCGTCGCCGGCGAATGCTTCGTGCGGCTGCGCCCGCGCCGGGCTGAGGATGGGCTCGCGGTCCCGCTACAGCTGCAGCTCCTGCAGTCGGAAATGCTGCCGTTCGAGAAGACGGAGGCGGCGGCGAACGGCAACCGCATCCGCTGCGGCATCGAGTTCGATGGCATCGGGCGGCGCGTGGCCTATCACTTCCGCCGGCGCCATCCGGGCGACAGCACCGACCGGGGCACGGTCATCCCGGAGACGGTGCGCGTTCCGGCCGCGGATGTGCTGCACGTCTATCGCCCCATCGACGCGGGCCAGATCCGGGGGCTGCCGCATATCGCGCCGGCGATGGTGCGGCTCTTTCTGCTCGACCAGTACGACGACGCCGAACTCGACCGGAAGAAGACCGCGGCGATGTTCGCGGGCTTCATCACCAAGACCGCGCCGGAAGAGCCGCTGCTGGGGGAGGCAGAAGCCGATCCCGACGGCGCGGCCATCGCCAGCCTCGAGCCGGGCACCATGCAGGTGCTGCTGCCCGGCGAGGACGTGAAGTTCTCGGCTCCGGCCGATGTCGGCGGCGGCTACGAGGCGTTCCAGTACCGCACGCTCTTGTCGATCGCGGCCTCGGTCGGGCTGCCCTATCACCTGGTGACCGGCGATGTGCGGCAGGCGAACTATTCGAGCCTGCGCGCCGAGCTGGTCGAGTTCCGCCGCCGGATCGAACAGCTCCAGCACGGGGTCGTCGCGCATCAGCTCTGCCGCCCGGTCTGGGCGCGGTGGCTGGAGACGGCGGTGCTCGCGGGCGCGCTGGACCTGCCGGGCTATTCGTCAGCCCCGGGCCGCTACCGCGCGGTGCAGTGGATCCCGCCCCGATGGGAGTGGGTCGATCCCTTGAAGGATATCCAGGCGCAGGTGCTGGCGATGGAGGCCGGCATCACCTCGCGTCGCAAGGTCGTCGAGGCCACCGGCTACGACGTCGAGGAAGTCGACCGCGAGAACGCGGCCGACGCCGCGCGGGTGGCGGCCCTTGGCCTGCGCTACCGCACCAGCCCGGGCGAGACACACGGCGCGCGCGCGACCCCTTCAAGGCGGCCGGAGCCCGGCAGCGACGAGACATCTGAACAGGAGTGACAGCATGGCCAGCTGGTATGCAATCCGCGCCCGGGGGACCGGCGCGGAAGTGGTGATCTATGACGAGATCGGCGCCCATGGCGTCTCGGCCAAGGGGTTCCTGGCCGAGCTCGGCGCCCTGCCCGAAGGGACGCCCATCGACCTGCGGCTCAACAGCCCGGGCGGGTCGGTCTTCGACGCGGTCGCGATCCACAACGCGATCAGGCGCCACGAGGGCACCGTCACGGTCTGGATCGACGGCATCGCCGCCTCGGCCGCATCCTACGTCGCCATGGCGGGCGACGAGATCGTCATGCCGGAGAACGCCTTCCTGATGATCCACGACCCCGCCGGGCTGGTGATGGGCACGGCCGCCGACATGCGCGCCATGGCCGAGGCGCTGGACAAGGTGGGTGACAGCCTCGCTGCCGGCTACGCCGCGAAATCCGGCCGTCCGGGCGACGAAATCGCCGCCCTGATGGCCGCCGAGACCTGGCTCGACGCGACCGAGGCGCTGGCCCTCGGCTTCGCCGACCGGCTGGCGGAGCCGGTGCGGATCGCGGCCAGCTTCGACATCGGGCGGTTCCGCAATGCGCCGCCTGCTCTGGCAGCGATCGTCGCGGCGGAGGCGGGCGATGATGGCGCTGACGAGCCGGATCAGGAAGCCGAGACCGGTGCCGCCGCCGAAGGCGACGCGGACACGGAAGGCAGTGCCGACGCGCCAGATGCGGACGGTGATGCCGACCTTGCCCTCTCCGAAGCCAGTCTTCCGCCCGCCGATCCACCACCCGATCCCGTCGCGATCCGCGCGTCCGCCATCGCCCATGCCCGCGCCGTCGTCGATCTCTGCCGCCTCGCGGGCCAGCCGCGGATGGCGGGCCGGTTCCTCGAGGAGGACACCAGCCTCGACGCGGTGCGCGCGGCACTCCTCGCCGCCAGGGCCGAGGCCGAGCCCGAGATCGCCGCACATCACCCGCAACCGGGCCGACCCTCGGCTGCCCGTCCCTGGGGCGAGATCGTCGCCCGCACCTTCCGCCCGAAAGGATGATCTCCAATGACCACGCTCACCGAATCCACCCATCCCGGCGGCTTCCTCGTCTGGGAGGCCTTCCGCGATTACACCCGCGAGACCATCACTGTCGCATCTGGCGCGCTGGATCCCGGCACGGTGCTGGGCAAGATCACCGCCTCGGGCAAGTACGCCGCCCACGATCCCGCCGCCATCGATGGCACCGAGACCGCCGTCGCCTTGCTCTGGGGCAAGGCCGACGCATCGGGCGGCGACGCGCCCGCCGTCGCGCTCATCCGTGGCCCCGCCATCGTCAACCGTCACGATCTCGTTTTTGCGGGAACCCCCAGCGAAGGCGAAATCGCCGCGGCGCATGCCGCACTGCTCGCCGCCGGCATCCTCGTCCGCTGACCCAACCCTGAAGGAGGCACGCACATGGCCACCATGGACATCTTCGAAGGCGATGCCTTCACCATCATCGAGCTGACCCGGGCGCTGGAGAACATCCCGTTCAAGCCCGCGATCCTGTCGGGCGCGGGTCTGTTCTCGCCGCGCGGCGTGCGCGCGCGCACCGTGGTGATCGAGAGCCGCGATGGCACCCTGTCGCTGATCCCGTTCTCGGAGCGCGGCTCTCCTCACGAGAGCCAGGTGCCCGAACGGCGCGAGATGCGCGCCTTCGTCTGCCGCCAGTTCAAGAAGCAGGACGTGCTCTGGGCCTCCGAGATTCAGGGCATCCGCGATTTCGGGTCGGAAAGTGCCACGAGCCAGATCCAGAGCGAGGTCGCGCGCAAGCTCGGCCGTCTGCGCCAGGACGCCGAGGCCACCTTCGAGTACCACCTCCTGAACGGCATCCAGGGCCGCGTGCTCGATCCGAAGGACGGCGCGACGGTCGTGAACTACTTCACCGAGTTCGGCATCGCGCCCAGCCCCGAGATCGATTTCGACCTCGACAATGCGACCCCGGCCTCGGGTGCGCTCCGCAAGCGCTGCCAGGCGCTGATCGAGGACGTCGAGGCCTCGATGGGCGGGCTCGCGGCCGGTGCGATCCAGGTCCGCGCCGAATGCGGCTCGGCCTTCTTCGCCGATCTGGTCGCCCACAAGGAGGTGCGGGAGACCTTTCTCAACACCGCCGCCGCCGCCGATCTGCGCGGGCGCGTGGCCGACGAGGTCAGCTTCGGCGGCATCACCTTCCGCCGCTACCGGGGCGGCGCGGGCTTCGGCGTGCCGACCGACAAGGCCTTCTTCTACCCCGAGGGCATCGAGGGGCTCTTCGAGATCTACCACGCCCCGGCCGATACCTTCGAGACGGTGAACACGCTGGGCTTGGCCCTCTACGCCCGCACCATCCCGGATCGGGATCGCGACGAATGGGTGCGGCTCGAGATCGAGTCGAACCCGCTGCCGATCTGCACCCGCCCGCAGGTGCTGCGCTCGGCGCGGCGGACGTGATGAGCGCCTTCGCCAGCGCGATCGACGCGCTCTTCGCCGATCCGAACATCGCCCGCGACGCGATCTACACGCCCGCGGCCGGGATCCCGTTCCCGGTCCGGGTGATCGCGCGGCGGGGCGATCTGGTCTCGGAGTTCGCCGAGCGCCGCGTCGCCGCGGCCACGGTGGTGCTGGATCTGCGCCTGAGCGAGGTGCCGGACCCGCGGGCGGGCGACCGGATCGAGCTTGGGGGCGAGGTGCTCGCCGTCCAGGGCGCGCCGATCCGCGACAGCGAACGGCTGATCTGGACCCTCGACACCCGGCCGGCATGAGGAGGCCGATATGCACCTGCGAGCCGCCATCCGCGGCGATCTGGAGCGGATCATGGCCGAGGAGCTGGCGATCACGGAGCGCGGGGTCACCGCCGGAATCACACAAGCCGCGGGCGGGCTGAAGGCCGAGCTTCGGCGCCAGATCACCGCGTCGGGGCTCGGCGCGCGGCTGGCGAAGAGCTGGCGCAGCAGCGTCTATCCCGCGCGGGGCACCAGTCTCGGGGCGGCCGGGGTGGTCTGGTCGAAGGCGCCGCATATCGTGCGGGCCTTCGACGAGGGGGCGCTGATCCGGAGCCGCTCCGGGCTCTGGCTGGCGATCCCGACCGAGGCGGCGCCGAAGAAGGGTCTGGGCGGCAAGCGGATCAGCCCCGCCAGTTTCCCCGAGCACCGCTATGGGCGGCTGCGCTTCGTCTGGCGCAGGGGCGGGCCGTCGCTGCTCGTCGTCGACGACGTGCGCGTCGGCGCCTCGGGCCGGGTCGGCGCCCGGGCGAAGACCGCGCGGCGCGCCTCCGGGGACTACCGGCGCGGCATCGCCACGGTAGTGATGTTCCTGCTGGTGCCCCAGGTGCGGTTGCGCAAGCGCCTCGACATCGCAGGCGCGGCGGCGCACTGGGAGCGCCGCCTGGCCGCCCTGATCACCGGCGAGATGGTCCGGCTCGAGAGGGCCGGAGAGCGGCAATGACCACAAGGCGGGAGACCGCGATCGCGGCGGTGTTCGCGCGGGCGACGACCCTGGCAGGTCCGAGCGTCACCCGAAGCGAGGTGCTGCCCGAGCACTGCCCGGCGGGCGGGCTGGTGAACCTGCGCGAGGGCGAGCCCGAGCTCATCGACGAGACGCTCGGCGTGGTGACGCTGCATTTCTCGGAGGAGCTGCAGTTCGAGCTGATCGTCGCGGGCGCGGATGGCCCGGCGCGGGCGGCGGCGCTCGATGCGCTGGCCACGGCGCTGGCGGCGGCGCTCGACCTCGACCCGGACGCGGGCGGCGATCCGACGATGGGTGGCGCCCTCGACCATGTCCGGCTCAAGCCGCTGCGCTCGGTCGACGATCTGCCGGTCGCCGGCGCCGAGGCCCTGAAGGCGGCGATCCTGCCGCTCGAGATCGATTACGTGACCGGAGCGAACCCGATGGAGGATATCTGACATGGCAACTGCCTATGGCCGCGACGCCGTCCTGATGATGCGGCGCCAGGCGGATTTCGACACGCCCGAGGGCGCGGCGCCGCCGGGATACGTCAGGCTGCCCTACTACGAATCGACCCTCGGCGCCCGGCGCGAGCAGGGGACCGATCCCGCACTGCCGGACGGAAGGCTGCCCTCGGTGATCGACCGCGGCCTGCGCACGGCGGATGGCAACCTCGTGGTGCCGCTGCACCTCGCCTCGATCGGCTGGCATCTCCATGGCCTCCTCGGTGCGCCGGTCACTACCGGCACCGACCCCTACACCCATACCTTCGACGCCGAGGACGCGGACGCGCCGCTGTTCCACAGCTTCGGCATCAGTCACGCCAGGATCGGGGTGCATTTCGGCTATTATGGCTTCGCCTACAACACGCTGCAGGTTTCGGCCGCGAAGCAAAGCCCGCGCCAGCGCATGACCTTCGGCCTCTTGGGGAAGGCGGAGGTGAAGCTCGGGGCGACGCTGGATGCGGCGCCGGTCGTGGAAAGCTCCGACCCGGTGGCGCAGAGCTGGGTCGGCGAGGTCCTGAAGGACGGCGCGCCCATCGGGGCGGTGACGAGCATGGAGTTCAGCTACGCAAACGGTCACGAGCCCGACCAGGAGACAATTACCGGCGACGCGAACCCCGCCGGCATCGACGAGGGACGGATCGCGCTCTCGGGGTCGCTGACCACCCGCTTCGTCGATGCGACCTGGTACGACCTGGCCAAGGCCGGCACCCTCTTCGATCTCGCCATGCGCTGGACGGTCGGCGCGGACTCCCTGGTCCTGACCGCCCACAACGTCCAGCTTGCCGAGGACCGGGTGCCGGTGCAGGGCGGCGGCGGGCCGATCACCACCTCCTGGTCGTTCCAGGCCGACAGGCCCGACCCGGGCACGCCCCCCTTCCGGGTAGTGCTGGTGAACGGGCGCGCCGACTACGCGATGCCGGTCTGATCATGGTCGTCTCGCTGAAGAAGGCGCTGACCGAGGAGCGCGCGCTCGACCTCGGCCGCGGTGTCACGGTGCGCATCAAACCGGTCGGCTTCGCCCGGTTCGCGCGGCTCAATGCCGAGGCGCTCCTGCGCGCCCAGGCCGAGCTGGCGGCGGCGGGCGAGGCCGAGCCCGCCTCCGGGGCGGTTGCCGTCCTGAGCCAGAAGCACCTGGATGCGGCGCTGATCGTCGAGTCGATCACCGGCTGGGACGGCATCATAGGCGAGGATGGCCTGCCGGCCCCGGTCACCACCGAGGCCTGGGCGCTGTTCGCGGATCTCTGCCCCGATCTCGCCTCGATCGTGGTCGCCGAGATCCGCCACCCCGGGATCCTGGCGGCCTATGAGGGAAACGCCTGCGCGCCCTCGCCGAATGGCGCGCCGGCGGGGGCGCGGAACATTGCCGCGGCTGCGCCGAGTTTGCCGGCGACGCCCGCTTCACCTGCGCCCGCTACGGCGGCGACGGCATCTGCCCCGAGGACGCGCACCGCCCGGTCACCGGGGAAGGGCGCGACTTCGCCGAAGCCGTGAGGCTGGCAGAGGGCCAGCTGCGCTTCGCCGGCATGGGCGGTGTCGCGGGCATGGACCTGCCGGCGGTGATCGAGGTGGTCGCCGCCGCCGGGGTCGACCGGGCCTGCGCCTGGGTGCTGGCGCCCTGGTACGAGCAGGGCATGGTCACCGGGTTCAACACCCGGTCCAGCCAGGGAGGGCGATGACATGGCCACGAGACCCGTCGTCATCCGACTGTCGACCGAGAACGCGGAGAAGGTCAAGGCCGCGCTCGCGGGCCTCGGCGCGGACGGCCAGCGCGCTCTCGCCCGGATCGAGACCGCCGGCAAGCCCGCCAGCCGCGGCCTGCAGGCGGTCAACGCGGCGGCGCTCGAGGCCGACAAGGGACTGGGGCGGGTCGCGTCGCGGGCCGGTGCGCTGGCGAACATCAGCCGCGCCATCGGGCCGCTGGGCGTGGCGTTCGGCGTCGCCGCCGGGGCCGCGACGGCGCTGGCGTTTGCCGCGCGCCGGGCGACGGGCGAGATCGCGGCGATCGGGGATGCCGCCGACCGCGCCGGGGTGAGCGCCGAGACTTTCGACCAGTTGCGCGCGGCCCTCTTCCAGGTCGGCCAGGGCGACAAGGCCGAGAGCCTGGAGACCGCGATCGCCGCCCTGAACAAGCGCATCGGCGAGGCGAGGAGCGGCGTCGGCGAGGCGGTGCGGCTGTTCGGGGCGCTGAACATCCAGCTGGAGGATGCCGAAGGAGCCCGCAGCTTCGAGGATGTTCTGGGCGACATCGCCGACCGGTTCCAGGACATGGACGCGGCGCAGCGCCTGGCGCTGGGCCAGAAGCTGGGCGAGGAGGCGTTCCGCAGCCTGGTTCCGGTCCTGGAGCAGGGATCCGAGGGTCTGCGCGAGATGGCCGAGGCGGCCCGCGCGCTGGGCCTCGTGTACGATGACGGGCTGATCCGGAAGACCCAGGATCTGAACAGGGAATTCGAGCTGCAGTCCGAGGTCATCCGGGTGCAGCTGACGAGCGCCCTGGTGGAGCTGTCGCCGGTCCTGGTGGATATCGCAACCGGATTGGCGTTCATCGCGACCGAGGCGGCGAACGGCTATGAAGGCCTGCGCCTGCTGCTGGGCCTTGCCTCGCGCAACCCGGTGATCCGGATCGGCCAGATCGGCGACGAGCTGACCGAGGCCCGCGCCAGGCTGGCGGAGCTGGACCGGGATTTCGTGGCCTTCGCCGAGAAGGGCCTCACGCCGGCGGCGAGCCGGCTCGGCTTCGACAGCCCGGACGCGCCGATCAACGCCGGCACCGAGGGTGGCGGCACCTCCGCCGGCCCGGATCCGGATGCCTTCAACGCCAGGCTGGCGGAGACCGCCGCCCAGCGCGAGCAGCTGGTGCTGCGCATCGAGCAGTTGAACGAGGAACTGGTCGCGCTGCAGGGCGACGACGTGATTCTCCCACCGGGGCGCACGGCGCCGAGCATCGAACTCGGGACCGGCACCGGCGGCGGCGCGCAGGCGAGCGCGTTCCAGAAAGCGATTGAGCAGGTCAAGGCGCAGATCGAGCAGCAGCGCCTGGCGCGCGCGGCGATCGGGCTGACCGCCGGCGAGACGGCGCGGCTCAGGGCCGAGACCGCGCTGATGGCCGCGGCACAGGCGCAGTTCGGAATGGTCACCGAGCAGACCCGGATCGACATCCACGTGCTGGCCGAGCAGCTGGCGCACCAGACCCAGACCACCCATGACGCGGCCGAGGCGGAGAAGCGCTGGGAGGAGGCGACCAAGGCCCGCGCCGAAGCCCAGGCCGAGGCGGCGCGCGTCACCACCCAGGCGATCGAGAGCATCGGCGAGGTGATGGCGCAGGTCCTGACCGGGACCACCGACGCCTGGCGCCAGCTGCTGGCGGTGGCCCTGCAGGCGGTGGCCGGGTCCGGCCCTCTCGGCGGGCTCGTCAACCAGCTCCTGAATGTGACCGGCGGTGGCCTGATCGCGGCGATCGGCGGGATCAACTCGGTATTCGCGCCCACGACCAGCCCGATCCCGGTGCCGCGCCCGGGCGGGGCCTTCGGCGCCGATTTCCGCATCGGCGGCGCCGGCGGGGTCGATTCGCGCCTCCTGATGATGCCGGTCTCGCCCGGCGAGCGGGTGCGGGTCGATTCGCAGCCCTCGCGCCGGGAGGCGGGCTCAGCGACTTCGGTGGTGATCCACCAGAGCTGGGAGATCAGCGGCTCCGACGAGGCGGCGGTCGAGGCCGCGCTGGCGCGCCACCGCGGCACCTTCGCGCGCGACGCCGAGGCCGCCGCGATCCGGGCGATCCTGCGCGCCAAGCAGGGCGCGAAGGGCACGCTCGGGCGCATGCTCTGAGAGGAGACAAGAGACCATGCCGCTGGAGCCTCCGGCCGCGCTGGCCGCGGCGCAGATCACGTTTCGCCTCTCGGACACCCAGTCCGAGAGCCGGAGCCCGTTCACCCGCACCAGCGAGCGCTTCGACTGGGGCCGCCAGATCTGGCTGGCCGAGGTGCGTTTTTCGCGCCGCCAGGCCGCCGCGGCGGCGGCGCTGCGCGGCTTCCTCGCGCGGCTCGGCGGCACCCGCGAGACCTTCTGGCTCGGCGATCCGGCGGCCGCCGCGCCGCAGGGGACGCAAGCCGCGGATTTCATGCTGGCGAGCGGGGCGGCGCCGGGCGATGTCACGCTCGCCGTCACCATGGGCGCGGGCGCGACGCTCAAGGCCGGCGACTATCTGCAACTCGGCGAGCGGCTGCACCTGATGACCGGGGACGCCACCGCCGACGGCTCCGGCGCGGCGACGCTCCCGATCTGGCCGGCGGTGCGCGACACGC